GGTTCAAATCGCCCCTGGCGCGCCGCCCCCCGTGGGGGGCGGGAGGGGGCCAGAAAAGGAGGTGGACATCCAGAAATCATTACCTTACCCTATGGCTGTAGTTGTCCAGACAATGGGGGTAAGCTCCTGAGATCATCCGCGAGAAGCCCGCTGTCTTGCCGGACCTCCTGCGCACGGTGCGCGGGATGTCCGACGAGCAACTCCGCAAACTCGCCCGCCAGGCCGAGCAGGCGAAGGTCATCGGCGAGAACGAGCGCAACGAATCGACCCTCTTTGGCCCAGGCGCGTTCGCGCCGCCGGAGGAACCCACGCCGGCCCGGACGACTGCGGCTTACGAGAACGGCCTTGCCGAGCTTGTCGGCGAAGAACTCAAAGCCTTCCCGACCCAGTTCCTCGACGGCGATCCGGGCAAGGGCAAGGCAATCCGACTGCCCGAGACCCCGCTGCGGCTGGAGCAAGACAACTCCGGCGACTACTACCTCCGAACGGACGAAGGCCCCTTTTGCGCGGTTCGCAACCCCGCCGAGGCTAACTTCATCATCTGTGCGCAGATGCGCGGGCATACCGAAGGTGCCCTGTTCATCGCCATGATCCACATCTTCAAAGCGGTCAAAGCCTACGAGAACTACGTCCGCACGGTGCAGACAAGGCTTGTCGCCAAGGTCATGAAGAAAGTCGGGCAGCATTCCGTCGCCGAATACGAAGCCCGCAAGAAGATGGGCGAGGCCGGCCTGCCTTGGCTGAAGGCCGAGTAATGCGAGGAGGTAACAATGGCATCCGTTCGTTTCAGGAGATTCACCAAGCCGCACGTTCTGAAGGACATCGGCCGGACCTTACTTGGACGCTTCTTCGCCAAGTTCAAGGACGATCTGGAAGAGAAAAAGGTTGCCTTGCCGGACCCGGCACTCGCCGACGAGGAGTATTTCGGCACACTGGCAAACGTCCTCATGTCGCCGGAAGGATTGCCCGGCTCCCTGAACGACGCGCTCTACGCCATAGACGAGATGGCGACAGAGGACGGCCAGCAACGGCTGGAGGAGGCCGTCGCGGCGAAGCAACTCCCGCTCGCCTTCGATGAAAAGTCCTCCCGTGAGGACATCGCCCTTCAGGTCTGGCTCGAATCGCCGGAGCTGCTGGCCGAGAAGCACAACGAGCAACGGCTCATCCGGCTATCGTCCTTCGAGTACTACAGCAGCCCAACGCCCACCGACCGTAGTGCGACCTTCCAGAAGCCCGACGACGCGACCCTCGACGCGCTGACCGCCGCGCTCGATCTCTGGTTCTCCCAGCACAACCGCGGCCACAAGCACACCAAGATCGAACCCCATGAGATTGACGGCGAGTTCTGGTTCATGATCCGGCATGGCGACACTTACGCCCGGACGCCGAAGGTCGAAGGGCAGCGAAGCGAAGTCCTGCACTACCGCCCGGAGAAGGACGACGTGGTTGTTTACGCCCCCGACCTGGACGAAATCCGAATACACGCCGGCACGAAGGGTGAAAAGCAACTGTACCGGGCGAAGCTCGGATTCTATCTGTTCGGCCGCGAGGACTACTTTTCCGAGTTCAAAACCTACACGCTGGAGCCATTGCGCCTGGGCAAGGACTCGCTCTCCCCTGATGGCGTCGAGGGCATTCGGGAGATCATCCTGCGCGAGGTGGAGATGGGATGGGACGGCGGTTTCAACGACGCCCTTGTTCGGAAATCGGACGATGTCTTCGGCAGTGCCGCCGCCTATGGACGGCCGTTCAATCCCATCCATGAGAAGGCGAAGCTGCGGCGTGCCGTGTTCGATGTGTATTTCGGCGATTCGGAGAAACCACGCAAGGTTCAGATCAAGCCGCCGAACATCCTGAAGCTCGGTCGGCATTGTGACGCCAGGCTTGTTCACCGATGGTTGTCGAAACAGAAGTTTCGGTCATCGGCACCAATCCAGGAATGACGGAGGATGCGCCGTATGCCAACGGTCTGGCAACTGCTTGAAACCATTCCCGGCCCGGCGGCGGTTCCTGCGGTCTGGAAGGCCAGTCTCGGCACCGACTTCACCGTCTTTCGTGACGCCTTTCTACGCACGCTGCCAGCTCCGGCCAGGTCATATCCTTGCCCCCGCGACTGCGGATGCGCCCACAAGATCGTGCGGCACAAGGACGGCTCTATTGTGGCCGTATGTCGATGCGATCCCTCTTGTTGCGACGATCTCCATCTCACGGATCAAGACATATCCATCCTGGAGCTGAACTGGCGAAAACTTGGACGCGCCATTTCCAAAGCGTTCGGATTCAGAGCACGTGATGCCGAGGTCGGTATCGCCCATGCCGTCCAGGTCGCTGGATACAGCGAGCAGGCGATTCCCGTTATCCTCACGGTCGTCAATGATCACGACGCGTTCGAGCATGTGGTTGCCACTCTCGCCGGACGACTGCGCGGGCGATTCATACTATTTGCACCGACATCGGGATTCCTCGACGGTGCTTCACAGGGAGTCCTGGCTGGTCTGAACGCCGTGTTTCTTCCGCTCGACACTTCCGTCATTATGACGCCCCAAGGCAGTCTGCGGACAACGCGGCCGCCCGAGGAACTGCTGGCGGGCATCGTGAACGATGCAAAGGAACCGCCACCGGAGGATGTCGCGCTTCGCGCCTTCCGGATCGTAGAGACGCTGGACACCGAGTGCCCGATGAAGGCACCCACGCTCCTCACGGTGTTCCGGCTGTACTGCATGAAGTGCCTAACAACCGACGAGATCGCAAAGAAGGTCGGATGCTCGAAAGGCACTGTCATCAACAGGATGAAGGTGCTTCGGTCCCGGCTCGGAGACCCGCGACAGTTGCAGCGGTATTCCCCCCTCTTCACGAAGATCGAAGGTCAGATCGCCAAATCCAAGGGGGCTCACATCCACCGTAAGTCCCTGATCTACGACGACGCCGGTCACGAAGAGGAATAGGGCCGGAATTGACCGTGGATTGACCCGGTCAATATTGTCGTATCTCGTTCCCGCGCAGCAACATCACAGGTGGATTGTGCCCTCGTATTGACCAGCCCTCCGACCTTGAACCCCCGTGGCATGGAGTCACGGGCGGAAAGATCGGAGGATGACATGCAGACATCTGGCAGAATCACCAAATCGTCTCTCACGCCCCGCCAGGCCCGCCTCGTCGACCTGATGCAACGTCTGAACTTTGGCCGCATCGAGGACCTCCATGTCCTCGATGGCGAGCCGCTGTTCGACCCGCCGCCCCGCGTCTTCAGGGACGTGAAGCCTGCCCGCGTCAACGGACCTCGCCCGGAAGCGGGCAAGGCCGACTTCGACCTCAAGGATGAGGTCATCGACCTGTTCGTCCACCTGAAGGCAGTGGGCGACGGCGTCATCGAGCGCATCGAGGTTCAACACGGTCTTCCGTTCCGAATCACCTTCGAGGAGGACTACGCCTGACAACTCGGGGGTCGGCTCCCCATTCCCTGTGATCGAAACGAACACCTGACAACTAACCGGCCACGAAGTGGAGGCGTTGTGGGTGCCGCAGAAGCGGCAATCCTGCAACGCCTCCGCTGCATTTGATCGCTGCTCTGACCGACACCCACGCCTGCCTCCCCGGCCAGGGGAGACAGCAATGCAGTCCAGTCAGAAACAGCAGGAAGTCAATGAGTACGCAGCACGAGTCATCCGGCACAAGGCGAAGCACCTCGTCGGCACGGCGGGTTTCACCGAGTCGGACCGGGATGACCTCGAACAGGAGATGATGCTCGACGTAATTACGCGGCTGCCGAAGTTCGACGCGAACAAGGGCACGCCGAAGACATTTGTTGCACGCATCATCGAACGGAAAATCAGCAAGCTCATTCGGCACCGCACCTCGGAGATGCGCGACTACCGCCGCGAGGCGTTCTCGCTCAACGAGTCCGTCGAGGACGGTGACGGTGGGTCCATCGAACGCGGCGATCTCGTTTCGCGGGAGAGCATCGACCCCGTGGTGGCAACCAACAGCCGCACCGATGCCGATGAGATGGCGTTTCTCATGGACCTGGAGACGGTGCTGGCCGGGTTGCCGGATCACCTCCGCAGGCTCTGCGAGATTCTCAAGACGGGCAGCGTTTCGGACGCGGCCCGCGAACTGGGAATCCCGCGAACCACCCTCCACGACCATGTTACGAAACTCCGGTCCCTCTTCGAGGATGCCGGGCTGCGGGAATACCTCTGATCCGTCATCTCGACCCGCCGCCGGGTAAGTATCCAGCATCGGCACAACGCCCGCGGCCGACAACGGTCGCGGGCCTCTTTCAGGAGCGCACACCATGACGAAGGACATCTATCGCTACACGTTCGGGCCGACGGCCCGGATGCAGGACGTCGAGGAGGCGTTGCTCCTCGCGGTACTGGCGGTGGAGAGCCTCCACGGCCAATCGCGGGTGCGGATGGACGCTTCCTACTGCGTGGACGCCGAGAAGCGCGCGAGCGTGATCGACGCGAGCACGCCGGTCGGTCGCGACATCTGCCGCATCTTCACCGGGTTCGCCATCCGCGAGTTCGGCGAAGCGGCGTTCAAGGTGAGGCGTGCCGGGGAAGCCCCGGCCGCAACGCCACAACCCCAGAAGGTGACGACATGAGCATGGACATCGACCGATTGATTGCGGAACCGGATGACGTGTACCGCTCGAAGGCGGCGACGCATCTGACCAGCCACGGGCTGGCCGACTTCCGGCGGAATCCGCTGCTCTTCCACAAGAAGGAGTTGGGGCTCGTGAAGGAAGAGGACCGACCCGCCTACCAGATCGGACGCGCGGCGCACACGCTCATCCTCGAAGGCCGCGAGGTCTTCGAGAAGCGCTACGCCGTGGGCGGTCCGGTCAACCCCAAGACCGGCGAGGTCTTCGGCGAACGCACGAAGGCCTACGCGGAATGGGCCGAAGCGCAGGGCAAGCCGGTTCTGACGACCGAGCAAAACGTTCTCGTCGAGCAGATGGCGGCCAGCGTGAAGGCGCATCAGCACGCGGCCGAACTGCTGGATGAAGGCGTCGCCGAGGGCGTGGTGCGGCGTGAGTACGCGGGCATGCCCTGCCAGGCGCGGCTCGACTGGGTCCATCCCGACCGGGGTCTGGTCGATCTCAAAACCTGCGACGACCTCGACTGGCTGGAGATGGACGCCAAGAGCTACGGCTACGCGCATCAGCTCGCGTTCTACCGCAGCATGCTGGCGGCGGTCGCCGGCAAGTCCGTGCCGGTCTTCATCATCGCCGTCGAGAAGCGGGAACCCTTCCGCACCGGCGTGTGGGTCATGGGTCAGAACGTTCTGGCCGTGGCCCAGAAAGAGAACGAGCAAGCCATGGCGCGGCTGGCGAAGTGCCGCGCAACGGACTCATGGCCTACCGGCTACGAGAACATCCGCACCTTCGACTACATCTAAACACAGAAAGGAGAGACGCACGTATGAAGTTGATCGGTCAGATTCAGAGCGGGAAACGTCCCGCGCCGCGCCGGGTGATGCTCTACGGCACGCACGGCATCGGCAAATCGACGTTCGGGGCGATGAGCGACAAGCCCATCTTCATCCAGACCGAGGACGGCCTGGGTGAGATCGACTGCGACCGCTTTCCGCTCGCCGAGACGTTCGATCAGGCCATCGAGGCCCTGTCGGAACTGTATTCCGAAAAGCATCCCTACCGGACGGTCGTCCTGGACACGCTCGACTGGCTCGAGCGGTTGATCTGGGCCGACGTGTGCAAGAAGCGCGGGGTCGAGAACATCGAGGACATCCCCTACGCGAAGGGCTATGTCCTGGCGCTCACCCAGTGGCGCGAGTTCCTGGAGGGGCTGAACGCCCTGCGGAACGAACGCGGGATGATGGTCATCCTGCTGGCGCACGCCAAGATCGAGAAGTTCGAGAACCCCGAGACGGAGACCTACGACCGCTATGTCCCGCGCCTGCACAAGTTGGCGTCGGCCATGGTCCAGGAGTGGTGCGATGAGGTTCTCTTCGCCACGTACAAGGTCTTCACGAAGAAGCTCGACGAGGGGTTCAGCCAGACGCGCACGCAGGGCATCGGCACCGGCGAGCGAATCATCCGCACGACCGAGCGGCCCGCCCATGTGGCGAAGAACCGGCTGAACCTGCCGGACGAACTGCCGCTGGACTGGAAGGCTTACGCGAAACACCTGGTTGCGACGCCTGTCGTCGCGGCCGTCAACAAAGGAGGAAAGAGCAATGGCTAACCTGCGAGGATTCGATGCGCGCACCGTGGAACCGTCAACCGACTTCGAGGCCATTCCGGCCGGGAAGTATCTGGCGGTCATCACCGATTCGGAAATGAAGGAGACCAAGGCCGGAACCGGCAGCTATCTGGAACTGACCTTCCGGATCATCGAGGGCGAGTTCAAGGGACGCAACCTCTGGGCGCGCTTGAACCTCGACAATCCGAACGCCGTGGCGGTCAAGATCGCTCAGGGCGAACTGTCGGCCATATGCCGGGCCGTCGGGGTCATGGCCCCGAACGACTCGTGCGAGCTGCACAACCTGCCGCTCTTGATCACCGTGAAGTGCAAGAAGCGCGAGGACACGGGCGAGATCGTCAACGAGGTGAAGGGCTACGCCAAGAAGGAGGCGGCGACCGGCCAGCCTCAGCAGGCCGCCGCACAGACACCTCCCTGGGCGCGCCGATGATCGAACTCGATCTGCCCTACCCGCCGTCGGTGAATCACTACTACCGACGCGTGGGGCCGAGGACGCTCATCAGCCGCGAGGGCCGCAGATTCCGGGAACGGGTCTTGTCGGTCCTCGCGGCGACGCGCCCAAGGCCGTTCGACGGACCCATCGCCGTGCAGGTCGAGGTCTATCCTCCCGACCACCGGCGACGGGACATCGACAACGTGCAGAAGAGCCTCTTCGACGCGCTCCAGCACGGAGGCGTCTACCGGGACGACAGCCAGATCGTGCGGCTCCAGATCGAGAAGCGCGGCTGCGTGCCCGGCGGCATGACCATCGTCCGAATCGAGCCGCTGACGGATGCCGTCGAGGCCCGAACGGGAGGTTCGACGTGATCGGAGATGAACCGGAAACACCATGATGCATTTGCGACCATATCAGCAGGACGCCGTGGATGCCGTCTACTCCTATCTGCGGGCGCGAGACGACAATCCCTGCGTCGTGATTCCGACCGGCGGCGGGAAGACCCCTGTCATGGCCAGTATGTGCCGGGACGCCGTAGGCCGATGGAATGGCCGCGTCCTGATCCTGGCGCACGTCAAGGAACTCCTGGAACAGGCCCTCGACAAGCTCCAGCAGGTCGCGCCGGAGATGTGGCACCGGATCGGCGTCTACTCGGCGGGGCTCAAGAGCCGGAACACCGAGCACCCGATCATCGTGGCAGGCATCCAGAGCGTCTACCGGCGCGCCTGCGACCTCGACCGCTTCGATCTCGTGATCGTGGACGAGGCCCACATGATCCCGCCGGACGGCGACGGCATGTACCGGACGTTCCTGGAGGAAGCCCGAAAGATCAATCCCAACCTGCGGGTGATCGGGCTCACGGCCACTCCGTTCCGCATGACGACCGGCGCCATCTGCGGGCCGGACAACGTGCTGAACTCGATCTGCTACGAGATCGGCGTCCGGGAACTGATCGTCCAGGGCTATCTCTGCCAGCTCGTGTCCAAAGGCGGACGCGAGGACCTCGACACCCGTAGTCTGCACGTGCGGGGCGGCGAGTTCGTGGCGGACGAGGTCGAGGCGCTGATGGACCAGGACCAGCGCGTCGAGTCCGCCTGCAAGGAGATCATCGAGTACACCCGCGACCGGAACTCCTGCCTGGTCTTCACCAGCGGCGTCCAGCACGCCCGGCACGTCGCCGAGGTGTTGCGCCGGTCCGATCCCCGGGTCGAGACGGTCTTCGGCGAGACATCCGACCAGGATCGCGCCCGGGCCATCGAGCAGTTTCGCGCCGGGCGCGTGAAGTACCTGGTCAACGTCAACGTGCTGACGCACGGCTTCGATGCGCCGAACGTGGACTGCGTGGCGATGCTCCGGCCGACCATGTCGCCGGGGCTCTACTACCAGATGGTCGGGAGGGGTTTCCGCCTCTGCGAGGGGAAGCAGGACTGCCTTGTCCTGGACTTTGGCGGAAACGTCCTGCGGCACGGGCCCGTGGACGCGATCCGCACGGACGCGGACCGCAAAGGCGATGGCGACGGCGAGGTCCCGGCGAAGAAGTGCCCGCAGTGCAACGCGCTGATCGCCACGGGGTATGCGG